AAATTGTCCAAAAAAAAGTGATTGTCCAAAAAAACTTTTTTTTATTTTATACAAAGTATCTTCTTGAGAAGGATGTTCGATTTGAAAAATAAATTTTTTTCTTACTCATCACTTTTTTGTTGGATAATTTAAATAAAAATAAAAATAAATATTAATATTAAATAATGAATACTATAGTATTGATATTGTTAATACTTATTATACTCATGACCATGTCCAGGACGGAAATGTTCATTGAACAATTTGGATTCTCTGGATATACCAAACCAATAGAACCCGTATTATTAAATGATAATGAATTTGATTTATCTGAATACGAAGAATCTGGGGAAGAACTTGAGGTATCAAATGATCTTATGCAGGAAATGGTACTTGCAACAAATAAAGAAGTTTCTAAAAAAACTGGTCTCTGTACGTACATTATTGAAACAACTTCGATTAAGAAATATAGAAACAGAGCGTCGAATCAAGAAATATATAGATGTATGTTTATGTGTGTGAAACATAAGGGATTTGCGTTAGGATTTGCAGTTACATCCGATTTACGAATTATTGATAATCGAGCAACAGTATTGAGTGTGAGAACACAGCCTATAGATATTAAACCACCAACAGACCCAAGTATTTACCAAAAATCTATTAAGGGTAAAGAATTTGAAGATTATACAGAAGTTAGACGAAGTGAACTCGATATAGTTAAAAATACCGAAATAGTGGATAAGGTTATACCTGAACCACAGGAAATGTACGGTAAAATTAATATTTAAAACTCTAAAACAATTATAATGATCAGTATTGATGAAATAACACGTATAGCTGAAAAGAGAAATCATTTGAAAAAGGAAACATATACCAAAATTTATGAACAGATTTCAAAGAAAATACGCCAGTCGGTAGATTTGGGTCATAAATATTTATTTTGCCAAATACCATCTTTTGTCATGGGATACCCACATTTTAACAGGGTAAAAGCGCTACAGTATATAAAACGACAATTCGAAATAGGTGGATTTACAGTTCAGATCATAGGAGAATACGAATTATGTATTTCATGGAAACCAATTAAAAAATCACGAAAAAATGAACAACGCGAAGATCCAGAAGATACAGAAGATTTTCCAACACTCGTAAACCTTAAAAAAGCGGCAAATAAATACAGGGGAAAATAAGTAATGCGTGAGAGACTTAAAGTTTAAATATGTAAATATACTACAAATATGAGCGACCCTTTAAATATACTCGTTGAAGCAAAACGTGAATACATAGGTCAATTATGTTTACTTATGTGCCCAGTTATGATTGAAACGTATGAAACCATGTATGAAGAAGCATACAAACTCACAAAAGGTCGAAAGGTTCTTGTAATGTATCAAAAACTCTTGAAAGAAGTTCCAAATTGGAGTGACGCTATGTCTAAACAACACACTGATAATATAACAAATAGATGTGCATGGTTTAACGACTTATTGGCTGCGGTTTTTGTAAGTTGTGTTAAAATTTTATCCGCGGTTCGATTGAATAAAGATAATAAGAAAATTTCGTTGAAACTCCCAACAAATGAGGTTTTCATCCAAACGTGTTATAACAACGCAGCTAAAGATTTATATAGAGACCCATATATTTATCACGAAACGCAAAATGAACACGAGAGAAACGATAAATTGTACGAACGTTTTTGTATGTGCATCGAGACATCTGTAAAAGAACTTATACCCGTACAACAGATTTTACAAACGTATATGTCCCAAACGCAAGAAGGTCAAGATTTGGATGTTGGTGAAGCTGAAGTCGGTGATTCTGAAGACCCTGACCTGATTGATGGATACGAAGAGGAAACGTCAGAAGAGCCATTTGATGCCGAACAATCTATGGAACCTCCAATGGAACAATCTATGGAACCTCCAATGGAACAATCTATGGAACCTCCGGTATCAGAACAAATGATGGAACCAGAACAAGAGCGTGCATCTCCATTCGATAACGAATTTCGAACTATTGCAACAAAACCACAACCACCACAACAGGAAGAAGAAGGTGTTTTATTTCCAGATGCATCAGAGACCCGTGCAAAAAAAGTTGGCTACTATTAAATGGAGTTTGAAGACTATTTAAGAGACCCCGCGTGGGCCGGAATAATCGCTGGTTTTATAACCGCAGGATACATACACTTTAAAGCAAAGATCAACAACGAAGGTAAGCTTCCAGTGAGTGCATATACGAAACCAGCCGCACTCACCGCAATTTTAGTATTTTTTATTGTTACTAACGGACTAGGTAAGAAAGAGACCATATCAACGGAGCCATTTTAATTTTCTGACTTAAAGATAATATACGTATTTACAGTATAATATGACTTCCGTGACTGCATTCAATGATATGATGGGTCAATTTCTTGTGGAATTACACAAGACATTTCCAGAAGAAAAAGGCTTGAAAAAGTGTTTATCGGCTTTCGATTTAATGAAAGCTTCGAACCCACGCTTAGTCGTAGATGGGTTTATGAACGGTGTTGCACCGTATGCTGATAAGATTTCGGCTAAAGACGAGACATTTTTCATTGAAGAATCCAAGAATTTAGATTTCATGAAAGGTGTAAACCTTGAAAAACATTGGGGAACAGCGTCCGAGAATACAAAAAGCGCAATTTGGCAATATGTCCAGACGCTATACATGCTTGGTACAACCATTAGTTCTATCCCAGAAGACACACTTTCTATGATTGAGACAGTTGCGAAGCAGTGTGCAGATAAAATGGGTGAAGATGGAAGTGAACTTGACGAAGCTGCATTGATGAAAACTATGCAGGGTATGTTGGGTGGTATGATGAAAAAATAAACTCACTATATATAAATGACATCTTGGTTTGAAGATCCAAAACAATTGGTTCGAGTAGACAAAGTTCACGAATTTTGGCCGTCAAAGACGCAATCTTCAGCAGACCGTGTTAACGCAACTGCTCGTTTTATCATTTATGCGACATGTATAATATACCTCATACGCCGTGATGCACGTATATTTGTTTTGGGTGCAACCGCACTTGGTGTTCTTTATATAATGGAAAAATCCAATATGGTGAAAGAAGGTGTTATACGACCAACAAATGTATACAATAATGTAGGTAAAGAATGTTCAATGCCAACAAAAGATAATCCTATGGGAAATGTTCTCATGTCGGATTACGCAGATAGACCAGACAGACCTCAGTCGTGTCATTACCCAACCGTAAAAACCCCAGTAAACAATTTTCTTACAGGTGATATCAAATACGGACCATCTCGTTCGCGTTCATCTATGCCCGAATATCAAAGAAACGCACTATCGAGACAGTTTGTAAGTATGCCAGATACATCCATCGGTGGCACGCCATATTATGAATTTATCCATGGTAAAAGAGATAATACGTGTCGCCAAGACCCACGATTGTGTAACCCAGACGCGAGAGGGGTTCAACTTGAAGCGTTCGCGGGACTTGATCCAAACGGTGATAAAAGAAGTGGTATGCATAGAGGTTCGGGATTAGCCCCTTAATTTTAAACAATTTAATAATAAAGTAGTAGATACTCGATTTCCATAAACAAAATCTTTTGTAATAATAAATGGCGTATCAACTCCAACCAGGAATGAAAGTGGTTCAAGATCACGCGGTTCCAGCCGTTTGTGCGACCGAAGAAGTTTTTACATATCCTCAGCCCAGTACCCTTAACTACGTGTCAAGTAGACCAAACACCATGTTATATGGTACCGCTCCATATATGGCGGGTAAAGGTTCACCAGCACAGTACATTGACACATCTGATCAACTCAGACCACAAAGTACATCTCGTTTCAATAAAGTTTTAGCGAAGACTTACGAAAGAAATTTTCACCCACTTCAAAATGTCGAGTGTAAATTACCACTTAGAACACAATCATATGAACCATCGAGTACCAGAGCCGAAATGCAAAATGGTTTGTTTCAGCAAAGATACCTCAATAAAAATCTCGCTAAGAAATAAGAATGGCTGATCCTATATCTATAATGGCTATAGCCGGCTTAGTTTATGCCGGTAGAAAATT